GTTTGGTGTTATAGGCTCAACAATATCCCCGAGAGCATATACAGTGGCTACAACCCACTGGTCTAAGATATACGTAGGTGTGAGGGTTATATTATCTGTACCTGGATTACTTGTGGCCTGAACCTTTCTTGTTCCGCTGGTTTGCGCACTGCCAAAGTACAAGGTGAAATCCTGAGGATTATCACTTAGATTGGTTTCGTGCGTCAGCTGATAAAGATTTGAGAAGGCTGTAGTTAAGCCGGTATCAGTATAAAACTTAAATGTTAAATCACTTAATGCCATTATTATTTTCCTACGCTTGAAGCAGTGGTTGCTATCAGAGTTTTTAAGCCATCCGTAATCGTGGCTTTTATTTCTGGGCTATTAGCAATCTTCATGTTAAAACCTTCGCTTGTCGAGATATTGACGTTTAATTCCATTGGCTTTTTAACACCGAGGGTTTGTTCTTTCACGAATGATTGTAACTCTTTTATTACACCGAGTGCAGCGCTGTTATCAAATCTATCACCACCTGTGCTGGCAGCTTCACGGCTCGCCCGGCCAAATAAACTCTCGATGTTCCCTTGGTTTTCTCCAGCTTGTCCGTTCTTAGCCTGATTATATATTTCTTTTATAGCTCTATCAAATGCATCACTTCGAAAAGCCTCTTTTCCACTCGACATACTACTCTTTAGAATTCTGTCTAACTCTGAACTGACAGCGGAGTTTTCGATACTACTTAACATAGTAGATATCTGAGAAGAGGCTTTTACTGCGACATCTGAAAATTTATCTAAGGATTGTGATGCGGTAAGAGCACTGCTTTTCATTGGCTCAAAAATAGCATTCTGTGCTTTCTCAGCTAAAGCGGAGAGGTTTGCCCCAAACATCCCCATCTCAGATTGTGATGATGTGGATTTAGCTGGCATTTTATAACTAGCTGCATTACCTGTAACACCCGCTAAAAATTGACCAACACCCGCACTTGTGTTTTTAAAATGGTCTGAAAATGCATTAAACTTATTTATGACAACATCAAATGCAGTTAAGAATACACCTAATCCATCGGACATGAATTTAAAAGAACCAATAACGGCACTAGCAACACTTTTTGAAGCCTCCCGAAGGTCGGCCATCTTAGAGACAGAACCTGTTATCCCGTCAATTATTGTTGTAAACGCGGGCGCTAGTTGAGAACCAACCTGTCCCATGAACCCACTAAATATAGATTCTAATCTTGTCTTTGAATCCTGAAATGCATCTGCTTGCGCAGCTTGTTGTTCAGTGATTGATAAATTTAAACTTTTATACTCATCAGATAGCCCACGAAGGTTTTCACGCATAATTGTAAGTTGCTTCGCGCCACCCTTCCCAAAAAGGGCTTGTGACAATGCTATTTTTTCACCAGCATTTGCAACGTTAGACATCGCATCAGCTACAGCAATATACTGTTTGTCTAATGAGAGTTTTTGTAAATCAGAAGCCTTCAGGCCTAGGCGAGCAAAAGCATCACCAGAATTGTTTGCGCTGTGTACACTAGTATCTACAGACCGAGCGAGCTTTGTCATACCAGCGGTTAGTGTTTCAATATCACTATTGCCGATTTTAGCTGCAAATCCTAAACCCTGAAAGGCCTCTAAAGAAACCCCAAGTCGTTCAGCACTCTTTGCCATATTGTCAATGCGTTCGGTAGTACTATCCACCACTTTATAAATAGCAGCAGTAGCAGCCACGAAGATTCCAACAGCCGCCGCAGCGCCTTTCATGGCACTATGGAAACCTATATCCTTTACTTTAAGTTCTGTGACTAACTCCGCGACCAAGGCCATTATTTACCACCTAACATTAATAACATATTTTTAATAGCCTGTGCTTCATCATAGAGAGACATACTACGTGCCCTTTCGTCTGCTAGCTCTTTCATATATTGCTTATTCTTATCACAATCGATTGACATTTCGTACACCATCCACTCGAGCACTTCTTGCGCATCCATTGCTTCGTTTAACTGTCGCTTGGTCATACCTAAACTTTTAGCGAGTGTAAACGTAAAGTGCTCGAAAGGATGCGCTAGGAGTTTTTTGCTTGTTTATCTAAATCAACCTGATTCATTGAGTTTAAATCTAAACATGCTTTAAAGAGTGTAAGTACGGGTGTAGAGGATTTTTTATTTAACTCAGATATGTCATCTTCATTAAAAAGATGATTTCCATCTTCATCAATACAGCATTGTGACAGTAGTGCAAAAACCAACTCGCTATCATCTTTCTTAGATTTATTTAATCTTTCAAATGCAATTTGTTCCGCAATCGACATAACTTTAATGCGTACATTCCCGCCCCATTGAGGTATCTCTACCTCACGGAACGTTAAATCTTTTGAAGCAAATATATCATTTTTATTAAGTAACATAAATCCCTCTTTCCGTTATTAAGACCAGACAATGGCGCCAGTGATTCTAAACTCAGCCTTACCCGTGATAACACCATCGGCCGACGCATCAGATGTTAATGATGTGACGAAGCAAGTGAATGTAGCAATATTATTTGTTGAAGTAGGCAATGTTACAATCATCACTTTTGGTAACTGAGCTGCAAGCTCAACAAGCAGTTCTATTTGTCCAACATCATCTCCATTGCGAATCAAATCTAATGTGAATCCACCGCTGTCTTTTAGACCTGGTAAAAATTCTTTAGCGGTAGAAGCTAATGTCGTGACATCAATTTCTTTAGCTTTTCCGGAGCCCAACCCACTCATTCCTATAACACCGCCTAGAGCAATGGCATTGAAAGAGAAGGTTGTGCCTTGACATAGTACTGGTACTGGTGCGGCCATGTTTATATATTCCTATAGTGAGTAACATTCATAATTTATTTCGACGAAGATGTGATTCCAGGAGTCTTGTCTTTCTCCTTGTCCTAAACTGATTTGCTTAATAAAGATTGTGTCAGACCCAGACGTGATGCGCCTTGCGGCCTCAAAAAGTGCTTTAATGCTATCCGCTAAAGTGAGCCCTGCGGATAACCCCTTTTCAGCCTCTGTAAATATATCAACTTGATATATCCCAGGGTTCCTTCTGACTTCGTTCAAAGTCATCAACGTGCTTGAAGCCGGTAATACAGAAGGTCTTAAGTATGTTGTACCTAACACCGGTTTATAATTAACATTGGCCCATGCAACAGCGGGAAGCCCACCAAGAGTTGCCAGGGTGGTATCTAAACCTCTTTGTATATTACTAAAAGAACCCATTAGCTAATCCTATATTGTGCAGCATTATGATCATTAATACTAACGAATTCTGCCACTGTAATTCTCATCATCCCAGCTGGTGCTTGAGAACTCCATGAGCCATACTCAATCCGAGCTGCGTAAGGTTGTGGGTTTGAAATCACTACAACGTTCTTATTACCTGAATCAACCTTTAAACTAACACCACCACCTGCTAACGTTTGGGAAGCACTAGAGAACCTACCAGTGTTCGCGCGTTGTACACCGTTGAATGATATCTGCCAGCTCGACTTTAATTGTCCTGGAGTATATCCCTTCGGCCAATATGGAGGGTGCCATAAGGTGGGATTTCCCACCGGTGTTCTATCTATAATCTTCTTATACATACCCAGCACTGTGGCATCAATTGTCTTCTTACAGGCATTTAACACTAGCTGCTGATTCTCTTTAAACTTCTTCAAGAACTCTTCATAATTTGTTGCCATCTTTATACTCGTAGCTGGAGTTTGTAAGCTATGTTCACACCCTGTGCATTTAACTTCTGAATTGACAACACTCTATAGCTCAATGTATCAATGGCTGCAGAATCGCCCACTAAGGGCTCTGTGGGGCTGTATATCAAGACTTCTATGTCTCCCCGTTGGGTAGTGACCCCATCAATATTCGCTGCCTTATAGGGGCTCGTATGGCCGTATACGGTGTATGTCGTTGTTGTCCCTGCGCCCACTGCACTGGTAGTAGTAACGTAACTACCTTCTACTACACGTGTAAACACTATCGACCTACCATAAGTGGTAAGGAGGGAAAGGGCAGTGGCTTTTAAATCGGTAGCAAATGACATTATCCCTTACCCACTCTAATACTTCCGCCGCCATCTAATAACTTATATAATGCATTCTGTATCTTCACGTTTATTGGAGAAGATAAAGACCCGGGGGCATAATGCACTTCTAAATCCCCTACCTTTTCCATAGACGTTGTCCTAGAAGCATCTTGTAATAAATCTGTTCCTTGATCAACTG